CTGAATACCATCATCACTATTCTTTGTCATAACAAACAATTCAAAATTCACATTATAAGGAACAGGAGTATATTGTGTACTCATCTGTTTTAATTTCTTATCTGTTTCTTTAGAAACTTTCTTTTGTTTAATAATACGATTCAATTTTCTTTCAGGCACATAACTAAAACCTTGAATCTCAAAACCTATACGAGGTAGAGTAGTTGCTATCTGTTGTGTTATGTTAGGATCCTGTTCCAATCTGGCTATGAATTTTTGTTTTGGTCCATAGGCCAAAGGAACTTTCAAGCTTTGTGTTTTAGTTCCGGCCTGTCTAACAATACTAATATTGTTAAATAGAGCTCCAAAACCAACTACAACCTTTCTTATTGATTCGTTATAGAAATGTTCTCCTAGCATCAGTATCTCTCCGTCGGTTCACCAAATGGATTCCTTTCTGTGAAATCCAATATAGCTTGATCGCCACCTTCAAAATCACCATCGCCTGTAGCAGCTTCTTCAAGAAACTCATTATCGGCCTGCGGCATTTGTGTAGCAATATCAAAATCTTCTAGTATTATATAGTATTCGTCGCCTTCGGGATCTTCATGGAGTATAGCTTCTGGTCCAGTCTCATTTTCATTAACAAGATTACCAGGTCCAGTTGACGTTTCTAAAGTTAATAACCCAGTACTATATGGGTCTGTTCCAACTTCCAATCGTATATCCTCATTGTAAGTAAGCAAGGTTTCTCCAACAACTCTCCAATTTCTCGGATCCAATGTATATTTGTCCTCAATAGTATTAATTTCAGCAATGTCTGTATTAATAGCTTCACTTGAGTATTCAAAAGTCTTACAATATAACTTATATACAGGAAGATTATCTATTTGATAAAAAGGATCATCATGGTCAACAAAAGTTATTTCAAATAATTTTTTGACAGTTGGATGGTAAATTAAATCTCCCTCATTAGGTCGACCAGTTCCCAACATATCAGATAGATACTCTGTATCTGTTAGAGCTGTAGATGAACCTGTACCCGATGCGGCGATTAATATATCTTCCCAACGTCTACGGGAAACAACAAATGTGGTCTCATCTCTTATCTCTAATCCAAATCTAGTTATCAATTCCTTCTCACCTTGATGACCTTCAGCAGTTTCCATCCACATTTCCATAGCAAACGCATCTTCAAATTTGTTGAGAGTATCTTCACCAAAAAGGTCATCTTCACCTATATAAATTCTAGGTATATAATAGACCTCATGTCCATAAATTTGTAGGGCTTCTATTACTAAATCTTCGTAAAGTAATTGTTCGTTAGTCGTCCCTTTAGAAAAATATAAATTTGTTGTCGGCACGATAATTACCCAATATCAAAATGTAATGGTTCTTCCCACGTGGTTCTAGATTCTTCTTCTAATTTCAGAATAGTATCTTTAGCCTCATTAAAAATCATTTCACCATTCATAGTTACTCCACCCAGTAATTGAACTCCATTAAATTTTAAAAGATTCTCTCCCCATTGACGTTTGATAAGTGCGGTAGCATATTTCTTTAACCACAAGTCGTTGTAGATATCCGTAAATGTAACTGGATTTATTTTCTTATAACACTCTATAATAAGATGTTCACCAAGACTCATATCTTGACCCCAATCCATATTAAGATATAATCTGTTCGCATGGACATTATACTGTATGGGTATCTCACCAATAAGAATCATATCTAGAAAATCTAAATGCATCATAGTCATTTGATATTGTATAATGGATTCAGATGAAAAATCATACAAGTCATTTAATCTTAATTGATAACGAACATCAAACATATTAAGATTACCACGATCACTAAAAGGCAGTACTCTCAATACACTTAAAACACCGTCAGGTATGACAAGGTATCCTTTACCTTGTTTCCATTCTGTAGATACTCCACTATCAGCATCATCTGTAACTGTTTCAGTTTCATTTGTATCTGCCCTAGCTACATCTTCAGTTGTAATAACGTGTTTTAGATATGCACGTTCCATACCGTTATACTGAAAAGTAAAAAAGTATTGTAATGCCTCGTCTAAACGATCATCTACCTGGTCATCATCTACGTTAATATCCAAAACTGGAGCGCCTAGTCTCCGTAGGCACCAATCTTTTAATGTAGTTTTTGAATTTGGTTCGGCCATTAATATGTTCCACCATCTATTATGTTAGTCCAATCTGGAGTGCCAGCATTTGAATACAAGAAATATCCAGCAGTACCTGCAGCAGTTACTTTAAGGTCATTAGCATCATCACCATACATGACACCACCTGCCGCCCACGTTACATCACCCGTACCACCATTTGTTACTGGAAGTGTTCCTGAAACCTTCGATGCCAAATCTATACCACCAAACAACTGAGCACTTGTTACACCCAAGTTCTTAATAGTAACATCACCAGCAGTTACACTGAAATCAGCAGTACTAAATGTTGCTATACCTTTATTACTAGAAGAAGCATCTTCGCCAGATACCGTTAATGTTCCAGCAACATCATCGTAAACATGGTTAATACCTTCACCTGATTGGAAGAGATTGTTACCAACCTCATCATCAATCGCTTCATTACTAGCATAAATGTTTACAGTACCCTGAGCAATATCATCAGAGTCTAGGGTTACTGTAGCACCCAATGCAATAACGTTACCGTTAATGGTAATAGAATCGTTAGCCAACTGTGCATTGTCAACGCCCAAGGACTTAATTGCAACTGCACCAGTTGTTACTGCAAAGTCTCCACTAGCAAACGATGCAACACCCTTATTAGAGTCTGTAGCATCTTCAGCAGCTATTGTGAATGTATTAGCAGCATCATCATACGTTGTGGTAATACCTTCACCATCTTGTACCAAAGAATTGATGCGGTCATCAACCCTTTCGTTGGTGAAGAATATGTTTGTACCCTCAGCAAAATCATCTGTATCTAATGTTAATGTACCACCCAATTCTAAATTGTTGCTGTTTATTGTTACAGATTTATTTTGTAGTTTGTTATTACCAACCGTACTATTAGCAATCATCGAATTTTGGATGCCCAAGCCTTTAACTTGCAATGCATCACCAACAACTTCGATAGATGCATTATCTACTGCAACATCCAATGTATTACCTGATTTGGTTAACGCCTCTCCAGCAATTACCTGACCTGCACCTGAGAACTGTGATACTGGTAGAGCAGTCGTTCCGATTGTTGGTACACCATTGTGAGTAAATGTATATCCGTTGTCTTGAGCAATAGTACCTTCTTCAACAAATACGAATGTGCCACCATCTAGTTCTTGTGATGGATCACCATCAGCATCTATAGCTCTAGTCAATACCCAATTCGCAGCACCACTACCAACTGTTGTTACTGTATAGATACCATTCTCAGCCTGTGCAGTCTGATCTTTAACCAACACTCTATCATTAAGAGATGCTGTAACACCGTCTACTGCAAATGCAGCCTGAGTACTATTGTTGGTTAATGTTGCACCAACACCCGCTGTACCGTTAGCATATGCACTAGACAAGTTAGCTGTTGTTGCTATTCTTGCAGAATCTTTAATATCAAGACCACTCTTTACTGCATCAACATACTGTTTAGTAACAGCATCTGTTGTTTGAGTTGGATCGGCAAGATTAATAATTCTTGCACTATTGGCATCTATTGATCCAGTTCCATTAGGATTAAATAGAATGTCTCCATCTGTATCTGTAGAACTAATCGTATTGCCATCTATTCTTATGTTGTCTACATCTAATTGTGTTAGACCATTAACGTCTGTAATCGTATCGCCTAGATTAACTGTATCTGTACCAAACACTATAGTTGAATTGACTAGTTTAGCATTAGCAATCGAACCAGCGAGTTGTGCATTAGATACACCAAGTGCCTTAATACCAACTGCACCAGTTGTTACTGCAAAATCAGTATTAACAAATGATGCCACACCCTTGTTAGAGTCTGTAGCGTCCTCTGCATCAATCGTAAATGTACCCGCAGCATCGTTATACGTTGTGGTGATACCTTCACCATCTACAACTAGGTTACTTACTCGATCATCAACTCGTTCATCTGTATACCATATATTGGTTGAACCTTCAGGTACGTCATCTGTACTAACTTGATTTGTACCTGTACCCCAATCAATAAGAGTATCATCAATAGCATCAGCCTGTATGTTTACTGCACCGGCCGTTACATCAAAATGTGTTGATTGAAAAGATGCAACACCCTTATTGGTTGTACTAGCATCTTCACCTTCTACTGTTACAATATTACCTGTAGCAGAAGTATTCATGCCTTCGCCGCCAATAATAGATAACGTTTCAGAGTCTAGGTCAATAGATATTGTACCACCGTCTGTAGTAAGGTCTAAATCTTCAGCTGTAATCTGTGTGTCTACATAAGTTTTAATACTTTCCGATGTAGCCAAAGTCGTAGCACTTGCAGTTCCAAAAGTATCATCATCTAGAACAGCAGTACCTGCAACATCTGTATTAAGAACAGCACTCTCAACTACAACTGTACCAGTGCCATTCGGTGTAAGATTGATGTGACCATTAGAATCTGTTGATATGATTGTATTACCATTAAGGTTAATATTGTCAACATCAAGGTCGCCCGTAATATCTACAGCACCAGTTATCGTTGATGTACCATTAATCTCTACGTTAGCATTAACATCTAATGTAGTACCATTAATTGTAGCATCACCAGTAACAGTCAAGTTATCATTGATAGTAGTTTCTGATGTTGTGTGTCCAATAGACACCGGAACAGCAGAAGTTGTAGTAGCAATGTTTAATGATCCAGTTGCATTATTAATATAAGAATCTGTACCATTGTGGTAAAGTTGTAAATCATCACCAGTACCTAATTTGACATTTGCATTGTCTGGCATTGTAATGTGGGTTGTTGTTGAAACAACTCCAGTTACATCAAGAGTATCACTTAACGTTGTAGCGCCACCAACTCCTAGTGTTGTTGCTATTGTAGCACTTTCATCAACATCCAAAACATCAACATGAGCTGTACCATCTACATAGAGGTTTCTCCATTCTTGAGTCGTTGTACCTAAATCATATGCATCATCCGTATTTGGTATGATATTGGAGTTTACGTCTGCACCAAATACCACATTGTCTGTAGCAGCATCACCAAGTTGTAGTGTGCCTCCATTCAGAGTTGATAGTCCTTCGACAGTAAGATTACCACTTACTAATGCATCACCAGTAACAGTTAAGTTATCGTTGATAGTAGTTTCGGATGTAGTATGTCCAATAGATATACCATTTGAAGCTTCTGTAGAAATCTTTAGTATGCCCGCATCATTAGTTATGTACGAATCTGTACCATTATGATAAAGTTGTAAATCATCACCAGTACCCAATTTGACATGAGCATTATCAGGCATATCAATATGACTTGTCTGATTAAGAGCGCCTGTAATAGAAAAGTCTCCTGTTACATTTGCACTACCAAGTACAGCCAAATCAGCATCAAGTGTGGTGTTGCCCGTTACATCTAATGTACCAGCAATATCTGTATTACCAGTTGCAGAAGCAATAGTGAATTTATTTGTTGCTATATCAAAGTCACCATCTATACCCGTGTTACCTGTGACGTCCAGTGTAGAACTTAACGTTGTAGCACCAGTGACTCCTAATGTATTGTTTAACGTTGTGGCAGCAGTAACACCCAATGTCGAACTTAATGTCGTAGCACCAGTAACTCCTAATGTACCGGCAACTGTAGCATTCTCATCAACATCCAATGTATCAATATGAGCTGTGCCATCTAAATATAAATCTTTCCATTCTTGTGTAGTAGTACCTAAATCATATGTACCATCTGTGTTAGGTATAATGTTTGAATTAACATCAGCACCAAATACCACGTTGTCTGTGGCTGAATCACCAAGTTGTAGTGTGCCACCATTAAGAGTTGACAATCCTTCTACTGTTAAACTGCCACTAACTAAAGCATCTCCCTGTACAGTTAGGTTATCTGCTATTGTTGTTTCAGATGTAGTATGTCCAATTACAACAGGAACACCAGATGTTTCTGTTGCAACTTTTAAAGAACCTGTCTTATTTGTAATAAAAGAATCTGTAGCATCATGGTAAAGAGATAGATCATTACCTGTACCTACATGAATCTCTGTGTCATCTGGTAGATGTATAAACGAACTTGCACCCGCTATCTCAACAGGAGCATTAACATTTAACTGGTCGTTTAATGTTGTAACGCCAGTAACACCCAATGTACTATTTAATGTTGTAGCATCAGTAACACCTAAAGTAGAATTAAATGTTGCTGTACCAGTAACTCCAAGAGTACCAGTAATTGTAGCATTTTCATCTATATCCAATGTATCTATATGAGCAGTACCGTCTATGAAGATATTTCTCCATTCTTGTGAAGCAGTACCCAAATCATATGCATCATCAGTATTGGGAATAATATTAGAATTAACATCAGCACCAAACACCACATTGTCTGTAGCAGCATCACCAAGTGTTAATGTGCCACCATTAAGAGTCGAAAGTCCTTCGACTGTAAGATTACCAGCAATATCTACATTTCCACTAATATCTACATTAGCATCTACATCTAAATTTTTAAGAAACTGTATTTTTTCTCCGGCGTCTGTAGTATGATATACTGTATAATTTGTAGCGCCTTCTGAAATTGTAAGAGCCGTAGCATTATTATCAATAATATTGATGTCTGTGGCTTGAGTAGATGTATCTATATTAGCAGAATTAAAATCTATATCTCCATCTAGAGTTGTTGTTCCTGCAACAATAAGATTTCCAGAATCAATATCAATGCCTTGGTTAAAATGCCATCGGTCATCTGTGTTCGACCAAGCAATAGTTTTATCCGTGGCGCCTTTAAGAGTAAGGCCACCACCATCAGCTGTAACATCAGTTGGAGTTGTAACTGAACCTAATTCTATATTTTTATCATCAACTGAAATGGTAGCAACATTAAGAGTTGTTTGTGTACCATTGACAATCAAATCTCCTGTAACTGTTAGATTGTCATTGACGGTTGTTTCTGATGTTGTATGTCCAATTGAAATTACTCCGCCACTATTGGATGTACCCAACTGTAAAGCATTAACGCCAGTAGGATCTATCGACAATATACCAGTGGTGGATGTTATAGCATTAGAATTTAAATTTATATTATCAACATCAAGGTCACCAGTAATATCTACTTCACCAGAAAGGGCTAAATCACCAGAAAAGAGAGAATTGCCAAAAACTGACAAATCTCCAGTAATGGATAAATTATCATTAATGGTTGTTTCAGATACAGCATTACCTATACTAACAACAGAACCACTAGTAAGTGTTCCGAGATTTAGATTTTGTGTGCCTTGTGCATCAACATTTAAATGGCCATTTGAAGTATACTCATGGAAGATACCTACATTATTTCCATCAAGAGTTACTCTATCAACTCGCCATTCATCTACCTTTTTATCTTCATCTACTAGTACAGCAGAGTCAGCTGTTATTTGACCATGCAAATGGTCCAACATATCTGTGTAATATTTACCACCTAGTTCTTGTAAGAATTCAGCAACACCACTGTATTCGTCTCCAGCACCTATAAAAAGTCTATCGCCTTTATTCGTATGTGTACCTGCACCATACGTTAAAGCCAATTCACCTGTAGCCAAATCTGTGGGTGCAACTACACCCCCTGATCTTTTAATTTTAAATTTTGAAATGGTAGGCATTAGAATGTTCCTCCATCAAAAAGGATTGTTCCTGAAGAATCTAAAACTGTATAATCAACATCAGTAATTAAGTCTTTTAATTCCCAACTATCTGATGTTGAATTATAAAAAATAACTTTTCCATTCTGGGCCGCTGATAGTGTTCCAAAATTTGAATCGGTCAGTGTTCTCAATTTTAATTGAGATTTCACCACCTTCGCTTTTAAAGTAGTCCCACTTGAACTAATAGCCATTTATAACTCCCTCTACACTCTAGAAACGGAAGGCAATACTGTTAATCTTCCCTCTAAAGTTCTTGTTTTATTTCCCGCGGCATCGGTTAATTGTAAGTCCCAAACAAATCTCCCATCTTTAAGGGTTCCTGTTTGAACGTCAGTCAATTCAAGAGCTATCTTACCACTAGTCCTGTCTGCCGTAAAGGCAACAGTAAATGTTTCCGAAACACTACCAGAACCGTAGCGTTTCCTTATTTGTGCAAGAGCCGTATATCCAGTTAAGTCTAGTGTGGTAAGATTACCATCCGCATCTTCATTGGTTAGTTCTACAGTAACCGTAAAATCTGCATTAGCTTCAACTAGCAAGTTATTAATTAATGCCATATAAACTCCGATCTTTTATACTCCTATTTATAAAAGATCAGAAGTTATAGCCCAATATTCCCGCCACAATATGCACTCTATTTTGTTCACCACCATTAAAAAAGTTGTGATATACCGTATTATTTGTGATCCAAACAGAACCATCGGCCGGCATATGTCTACATTCATCACCAATTACCATACGGCAACCTAGATTAGTAACAATAGGAACGTGCAAACGTGGTTCAGGATCCCTATGCCAACTCAAACAAGACCTAGGTTGTTTCAATAACAAACGAACTCTACCTAGTTTAAAGCGACTGGTTAACGTTTCATATACTTCTTTAAAATAAGTATTTTCATACTTGGGGATAAATTCTGTGTAAAGATGTTCTTCTACA